GACAAAGTCCTTCTGCGCAGGCACGAGACGCTTGTACGCCTCCATGTTCCCGCCGATGGCCTTCTTGACCTCGTCGAGTCCAAATGCTGCAACAGCGATTCCCTGTGCAAACGTCCCAGTGAATGCTGCACCGGCCTCCGCTGCTGAACTGGCTAGACTTGTGAGACCTGCAAGTACACCGGAGATTGCTGTCTGTATTCCGGTCAGCGCAGGTGCGAGTAGTGCAAAGCCACCCATGATGGCTGTACGACGCGTGAAACGGCGTGCTAGAATGTCAGGTCCGAAGACCGCATTACCTCCACGGCGTCTACCCCTCGCTCCACCAGCACCTCCTGCCGCTGCAGCTAGTCCTCCTGTACCTCCTTGATCGATGCCTACGTTGATGTCACCAGACGCGAGCTTACGAGCAGCAACAACACGAACTGCCATTTCTTCAGCGGCCTTCGCGATGCGTTCGAACTCGTGCTCCGCCGCAGATGCAGAAGCAGTGAGGGAGGCGGCAAGCTTCGTGCCTGCGTCACCGGTCTTCTCAAACTCGCTACGAACCTTCTTCTGACGAGCTGCGACTCCCGTCACCATTCGATTCTGTGACGAGATTACGTTGTCGGTTGTACGCTTCCACTTTGTGACGTAAGTGTCAAGATGACGCTTCGTCGTACTGATCTGATCGCGGACACGACCCTGATGAATACGAGAGGTGTTGCTAAGCTCGGAGAACGACCTCTGCATATTTTGAACAGACTCACGGACGAGCAGAGCTTCCTTAGCAACTGCTCGTCCGCCAACCTCAGACGCACTCTTGATCTTGGTGTTCGACCGAGCAATCTCGGGCGACGCCTTATCAGTGTGCGTCGACAGGTACCGGATGACGATTACTTCGTCAGCCATTACCCGATTCTTCCACCGCTCGTGTTCACGATTGCCTTGATAATCAGTTCAGCGAGTTGAACCTGGAATTCGGCTTCACGCTTGACGTCTGAGGCGTGACTCTCTTGTACGAGCTTCGTAAGGTGGAGGGCTTCACTCCATTCCATGCCTTCAAACTCACTAGGTTGTACGTTACCGTACCTAGCGAGGATGGCCATGGCATCGAAGTACCCTCTTAGCGCGGGTTTGGGACCGCGTCCTTGCGGTTAGGCATAATCCAGTCGAGGATGTTACCTGCCTCCTCGATGTCCAATGCCGCCGTGAGGAACTTGACCGGTGGATGAGAACCCTGATCATCAACGAGCAGTGCAGATAGCTGCTCGATGATGTCATCGAGGTTCTTGAAGGTCTCCGCTCGACGCTGCTCTGGTGTGAGCTTCTCTTGCTCTTCGTCAGAGAGCGGTTCCGGAGAATTGGTGATGATCTCCTTCATCACCTCGCTGGTGATCTTAACGGGATGCAGATGCCGATCTGCGATGATCACCGTCCGACTTGTGCGTGCCTTGATCTTGGCGTCCGCGTTGTACGTTTGACTCTCGTCTACTAGTGGCATTTGTCTGTGCCTCCTGGGCTGTGACAATGATTACGAGTTCCCTGTCATATGTTGCTTGGAGAAGTGATAGGAACTCTCTCAACTCCTCCACATCCTCCGGTTCCGTTCCGCACAGGCGGTGAACTCCTAGGATGTCGTACTCAAGTTCATCTTGAGCCTGCGCAAGTGCTACCTGCGCTCGCCGTAGAGCTTGCGCAGACCGACGAACTGTATCTTTCGCGGCGGATAGTGTTGCACGAGAAGGGAAGAGCCCGTTTTCTTGGTCTGATAAGTCCGGAATGAGCGTTCTTCCCTCCCGGTGCAATACTATTAGTCTGACTAGATCTCGCTCGCTTATATTTGCACGACACAAGTGATCAAGTGATCGCGGTGCTATTGTCCTTCAGGATTGAGATCTGGATGTCTCGAGCAGCCGTCGTGGAGTAGTACGCGGAGCCCGAGTAGGATGACGTAATGTCATCACGTGCAGTCAGTGCTTCAGGACCACCATCGGTATTGACACCACAGTCGATCGTGATCTTCATCTGCTCAGTAGTGGGAGGAGTAGTTGCGAGCGGACCACCGGAGATCGTGAACTCGAACTTCTCCACCTGTGCAAACTGCATCGCAAGATCCTGTGCAGTGTTCGTATTGCCGAACGTGACAGTGTACGTAATGTCAGGTGCTGCACCCAACTTGTTCTCGGTCGGGAACCACTGCTTGAGAACCTGTACAGGCGTGCCGAGAGATTGTGTAACAATGTTGCGACCTGCGTACCACTTGCGCGCCAGGTTATTGACGAATGCGAAGTCGAATCCGGTGAGGTCCGGCACAGCGGTCATCGAACCGTCGATCTTCATGACGGCATCTCGCAGCATCATCACGTCATCAGACAGACCCGTGAATGATACAGAGGGCGCTGCTGCAGCATCCTGCTTTGCGTACAAGCCCCAGATCTCAACCTCAACTGTTCCCTCACCATCAAGCGGGAACGAGTACGACATCCGGTTGAATGCACCACCAGACATCTTGTGGTTGTGATCATCTCGCACAAGCTGTGCAAAGATGGATGGAAGAGACTGAGAGCCGAAGCCGAGCTCGCCATCCCACGTATGTGTGATCGCCGCAGGTCCAGTGCCGGTAGTTGTAGCTGCAAAGCCCAGTGTCTTGCGGACGATCTTCTCGACTACAGAACGGTATGCAGGTACCGGAACAGTCATTACCGGTGCAGACCGGAATGGCTTCGGTGCGGTATTCGAACGACGACCACGAACCTCATCGTTGCGGTCGATTCGCTCTACATTCCAGTCGAGTGTACCACCCGTGACAGGCCAGAAGATGGTCGCATCTGAGATAGCTCCCATCGTCAGCTCGTCGAACTCGGAGCCTCCCGGCGACGAATCATCGGCGATGCCGAAGAGTCGGCGGATGACTGCCATTACTTACTACCTCCCTTCGAGGCATCGTCGAGAGTCTGTGGTGGTGGTGCCGGAGCACCTGTGTGCTCGTCCGGATTGACCACTTCCTCTGGGTTGTCGTTACGAGGCTCCATGCCTACGTAGTCCTTCTCATACATCATGCGACCATGCTCCTCGAGTGGTGGAAATCCACTACCTGGAGCATCAAGCTCATCTGGGAGAGCTTCGACTGCCTCTTGCTTGAGGTTGTGAAACTCGAGTTCTGAGTGGATCTTGACGTACTGCTTCGCAGCATTCGTCAGTTCGGATCCGGAGAGAGGAATGGGTAGCCCATCCTCGCCATACTTCACAGAACCATCCTCGTTCTTCTCTTGGAACTCGGACATGAAGCGGGCAGCGCGCTCAAGCACGATCCCACCCTGCCCGTTCGGACCTGCGTAGCCAGCCTCACTCACATCGAACGAGTATGGATAGTCCGAACGGGTCTTGAGTACACCTGCCATCAACGATCTCCTGTTAGGCGTGAATGTGTCGGTCTAGCCATACTGTGATTGGAAACTGAATGGCTAGGACAGTCCGTGCTTCGTTGAAGGTGTCCGCTACTGTGGACATGCCCGTTCGGAACACCTTGTAGCACGATCCGTTCAACGGTTGCGGTTGGTCGAATGCGGGATCAACGATTTCCCGAAAGATGTCTGCGTAGTCTTCGAGGCGCTCCATCCTCGTCTCTACATCTGTTCCACCGATACCAACACGTGTGAAGATCGTTGGGATGTCCCTCCAACGAGATAGATCGCGCTGTTCGAACAACGCCTGTGGCATCCAATTATAGATGGCCGGTAGATCAACCAGGTTTATAGGTCGCCATCGCCTGACGACCATGTCATCTCCACACGTCACAGCAACTTGATCCAGTAGTTGCATGTAGTTATCCATGAACGTGCGAAGGCTGCCGTATGGCCGAAGTGTCACGCGTCAGTCCTGAGTCGCGTGATCAACATTTGACTGTGTTCACGTACTTGGACTGCAAACCTACCGGTGAGCCTGTGAATAGTACCCGCTCGTTCGATGAACGGGTTTGCGTTCTGGCCTTGTGAGTATGCAAGGAACCCGTAACCCGGAGCACGGTCTCGCCTAACAGAACCATCCCTACGAATGAGGTTCTTTCGACGGATCAACGCCTCTCGCACAGAGGGGTTGCGCACAGTGTGTAGTGGAATTCGCATGAGACCACCACCAGCACGTGTGACTAGTTGTCCACTGGCCCCGGGCTTCTCTTCAGGGTAGATCGTCTCCCACCCCAGAAGTTCACCAAGGTAGATCGTACCAATGTAGCCAGTACCACCTTGAACCCACGAACTGTACGGTGCTCCAGCCCATACAACTCCAACGACTCTCCCACTTGTTAGTCGCTGTGTACGACTATCAACGGAGAGAGCTAGCCTTCCACTCTGCCGCGGCGCGAGACGAGATGCAATCTCCGCAACCTCATCCGTGATGTCTGAGAGCATCTCTTCACTCTCATCGACGAAAATCCGATCCGTCCTTGCTCGGTTGGGCACAGGGTCGCCATATACTTCAACGCCGGCACCTGTCAGACGATCGAACATCTGCGTTCGAGACTGAAAGCGTATGTCACCAGCGATTTGACGGATCTCTCCGCCAGCCATCACTTCTGTTGGTAACCTAAATGGCTTGTACCGGACTGGAAGTGCCATCAGACAAGCGCCATATTGGGGATCCTATATGACTCTAGTACCGATTGTACGAACATTGGCAGTTGCCGGAAGTACGCGACCGTACCGCCCTCGGGTGTAGAGATTGCATCTCCGTACAACGTGTTCCGTTCCATCGCCCTGCGTGCGGACATCGTGAGTACCGCATCCTTGATGTCCCCTGGAACGCTGTCCCAACCCCAGTCACCTGCAATCGCGAGATCACCCCTCGTGCGCGGACCGATCGCGAACGTCTCGCCAATCTCAAGCCACGTATATGGTTGACTAGTACTACCAACCAGCTTATAACCACCATAGCCCCACTCGTCCGCAGGTAAGAGTGTGTAGTTGGATAGGGTGACTGATGTTGCACTCCGGAGGTCTGGAATCCTCATGAAGGTCCGACCTGCGGGCTGGAACACCTTCACTGCGCTGTCCTCGCGGTCAAACTGTCGATTTGTGTACTTCTGTACCCATGCACTAACACCATCCAAGATGAGCTGAAGTTGAAGATCCCGACGAGTTTGTTCAGAGTCGAGATATTCCTTCAGCTCATCTACGGATGCTAGTGTCATGAACTCAGGACTTCTTAGCCTGCGTGGAGGTCGACTGACCGGTCTTCTGGTCGCCGGCGGTAGCCTTTGCAGACTCACCACCAGTTGCACCCTGAGGGTTGCCTGCAGCACGCCTCTCTTCTGTAGACGGCTGCTCAACGGGCTCACCCGTCGGTGCGTCGTCATCCTCACTCGCGCGTGCGGTTAGACCACTTGCAGGCTCACCCAGACGCTGACCCGGGCCAAGCTGCGTCTTGCGGAACTCCGCCTCTACAGCTTCTAGATCTGCAGCAGTAGCGTTGGAATCCTGAAGGTGGACCTTCGCGCGTGCATCTTCGAGGCTCATGCTCGCAGCAACCTCTGCATCCGCATCTAGCACGAACGGATCATTGCGGAGCAGAGCTTGAGCAATTTGCAGTGGTGTACGGGAAGGGTCGTCAGCTGCCTCCAGTGGAGTCGCCCAACCCTTCTCGACAACCTCCCGTGCTCGGTCGGAGTCATCCGGGATGTCGACGATCGTGCCCTCAACGAGCAGACCATCGGGGGCAGTACCTGTCCCCACGAATCGTGCCATCTTTGTGTGCCTTTTCTTGACGGGTGGATGTTCTGTAGCGTGTCTCTCAACCACCTCCATCGTACTAGCCCTATAGAAGACAGCATGTTCTCCTTCTGCAGGGACAGGGCGACGGAGGCGGTTACGGCGAGGGACTAGGGCCATCTGCTCAGACGACGATGCCTTGAAGCAGAAGGATCTGGTTCTTGCGGCGGTGGTTGATGTCGTGACGCATCACCGCACGGAACAGAGTCTGACGCTGCTGGAACGCATTCTGCAGACCCGTCATGGCACCAGCGTTGGTCCAGTAGGAAGCCTCGTTCGACATGTCGATCGTGAGTTCCTTGTTGATACCGACGATCGCCTCAGCCATGTTCACCAACAGCACGTACGTGGCTGTCGTAGCTGTACCACGTGTAAGGCTGACCGGGATCTGCGTCGTCGTGTAGAACGGGATCCCCCAGATCCGACCCTGAGACTGATCCTCGTTCGAGTACGTCAGGACGCCTGCGTCAGCGAGGTACCGACCCTGACTGTCCTTCTCGAGCTCGAGCTGTGTTAGCACAGCGGGATGGAAGAAGAACGCCAGTCGTGCACCGCGAACGTTGAGCTCACGGAGGCGTGCAACCATACGACGAACCATATCAGCACGGAATGGATCACCATTCGCGCCAATAGCACCACCGGTACCAGAACCGCCAACATTGGCAGCGGTCATGTCGGTGATGCCAGTCATGTTCTTGAACCCGCGTGGCTGCGACGTAGTACCTGTACCCTCTAGGAAGGCAAGGTCCTCACGTAGCGCGAGTGCCTCAGCGAGCTCAACCCGAACGATAGCTTCCGTCTCCGGAGCATCATCCAGCAGTGAGTTCGACACTGGTACGAGACCCGTAAGGTCCTTCGGCTGGAGGAGTACTGCCTCAGCGAAGGTGGGCTCGGACGTCGGGATCGGTGCGTTCTCGTCAATGTAGAACGCTGTTGCACCCGTCGAGATCGACGTCTGCAGCATCGTCTTCGAAAACGGAATCATCCTCGGGCCTGCAGTACGAACAATTGCATTCGCACGAATCAGACCAAGGATATCGTCCATCCACTGCTGTGGAACTAGATAGCCACCTGCGCCGTCAGTAGCCTCAGCAAGAGCCTTCCGATCGAAGTCCGTCGCGATCCCCAGCTTCTGCCGGTAGACCATTGAAACGAACTTAGCGAAGTGGCTCTCCTTGTCGGTCAGGAACGCCTTCACCTCTCGATCTGCACCGACACGGACGCCAGATGGATCAAGGATGGTTAGACCCTTAGTCTGTGCCCACTTTGCAACCTCTTCGTCAGAGGCACCCTCAAGTACCACTGAAGAGGGCTCACGCTGTGTGGAGAAAGACTTGGTGACGTTCTCAGTCACCTGATCAACGATGGACTTCACGAAGTCCTGTCCGACAGCCGGAACGGGCTCCGGCTTTGGCTGATCTGCTAGTACTGCCTTGACGGCTGCTGCGACTGCTGTCTCGATCGCGGAGTTGTCCGGTGTAGCGGAAGCAGCCTTCTGACGTGCTTGCTCCTGCTTCACCGAGTCTAGCTCGCCTTCGAGCTGCTTCAGTCGGTTCTCATCAACGGTCTCGCCGGCCTCTTGCTTCTGCTTCAGGTCGGCAATCTCATCGGTGAGACTCTTCAGCATCTCGTCGAGGTCCTGTCCGCCTGCGATCGGCGGATAGAATCGACGGATGTTCACACTACACCTCCTGGAGGGATCGTCGGGTTCGACACTTTGGCGCACACGCGCCGGAAAGTCTTTGGTGTCAACCGTCCTTCTAGCGTCCCTGATGAGGTGTCCGCGCTCGGCGCAGTAGCCCCTGAGATCTCGGTACGGTCTCTTGCTACTTTGTGCTGTACGTAGTGCTGGTCTTTACCAGCTGCTTCTATTATAGAGACCACCCCGCGCGGTTTCAAGCCCGCTAGAAAAAAGATTGTGTCAGAAATGGTTACTAAGACTGCGGGCCCTGAGCAACCCAGTCGACTGCAAACGTGAACGATGGGGTAGTACCCCCGATCGTCCATGAAATTCTCAACTGATCGCCAAAGAGCGACGTGATGTTGATAACCTCTCGTGCTGCACCAGTCTTTTGTGCAAACGTACCAACTGTATTCCAGTTGGCTCCACCATCAACGCTGTCTTCGATGATGACATTTAGTGTGGGTGTAGTACCCGCAGCAGCAGTTACGTTCAACTGTGCTCGAATTGACGATACCGGCCCGTAACCAGTAAGTGGACTACTACTTCCACTTGTGGTACGTGCTGCACTGGCAACGGGTGTCTCCTGATCACCGATCCATCGAGTATCAGGTGCTGGCATCAATACATCCCTTCTACCATCGCCATTGGTGCCTGCTCAGGATCTGTCGATCGATTCACTCTCTCGACCGCCCAGAAGTACTCCATTGCAGACCTTACAGCCTCCATCGCTACACTCAACTGTCGCTTAGCCTCTTCAAGGTCAGGAAGTTTATCGACACCAGTGGCACCACGTACGAGATTTAGTAGGTTCTGGATCTCCGGAGCGATCACGTCAGCCTTTTCGCCCTTCTCACGCCTCTCGCACAGGTTGTGCCAGACATTACGTGAAGGTACCGCATAACCACCACTATTATAAACTTCAGCTAGCTCGACGTACTTGAGTTCAAGCTCTGGTGGTGATAGATCTAGTAGTTGTGGGTCCGACATCTTCCGCATCCCGAGTACTTGCATCATCTGTTCGATAACTTGCGGTGTCAATGTCGAGAGTGGCTCGTCATTGAGTGCCTTGACGGCAGCGGCGAACACGGTGTCTGGGTTGCAAGGAACACCCACCACGGAGATCTCGTGTAGATCCTCAACAAGCTTGATGTAAGCACGCTTCGTACTGTTGTTGAATGCGTGAACCCACTTACCACCGATAGAAAGCGCTCGGTAGACGCCAGACTTGATCTTGTTGTAGGCTGTATGGGCCCAAGCCTCTTCTCCAGGATCCGGCTTCGGGATACGAGCCTTGATGAAGAGACCAGTAGAGTCCTTTTGTAGTACGGTGACCTCGCCGATCACCTTCTGCTTGTCATGCAGCCAGCAAAGTGTCGGGTTCTGTTGGAAGACCTTCAGTGCATCATCAAACGCCTTTGGGTCGATGGTATCACCAACACGATCGAGGGTATTCCATGTCGCAGCGTATCCCTCAATCCAGATGGTACCGTCCTCCGACTCCGCTGACTTCGTGAAGTTGAAGTCAACACGGAAGGGAGTACTCTTTTGATTCATGAGTTGCGACTCCTTAACAGTGGTGGCTCTGGTGGAGCCGAAGATTTGGGTACGCCCTCAGGTCTAAGAATGACACGTCTGCATGCAACCAACGGCATGCGATTGAACCGAACATTACTGAGTCGACGCGCACCTCCGATGTAATTCCGGGCAACACGTTTACTTGCCTGATCACCTTGCTTACTGCGTGCCGCTGCTGCGTCCAAGATGAATCTCCGGAGTACCTCGAGTTCAGCACTGTGAGCAACAATCCGATCATTCGATTCCAGTCGAACGACGTTATCACGGTCACAAGACTTGATCTGTGCAACGTATAACAATGTTGCAGCCTTAAGACGTTGTTCACTTTGAGCTTTGTTGGTGGAGTAGATGAAGTAAGCCTGTCCGCCAAAGAGGCACACAGCAATCAGTAGCATACCCATCAGTAGGTTGTACTGGGAGTTGGCTTCTGATTTTGTCGTCATCGCCTACACGCCCTTCCAGGTGGTCGGCCACCATACTTCTCAAAGCATGCATCAATCAAGTCGAAGTGTACAGGTACAGGAATCTGGTACGTGCCTGGGGATTCTACAGCCTGCCTACAATCGGTTGGTGGAATATACTGCACTCGATGACCCGCGCGCTGTAGACTCCTAGGAGTACCAGGAAGAATCAGAGTATCGTGTACGATGTCTGCTAGGTCGTTGACGTCGTCACGCAGCACCTGCACTCTGCGGCAAGACGACGCCTGTGCAAGACGAATCTGTTGCGTTGTAAAGCGTGCAGACCGAACTTGCCACTGATCCCTAACAGCAAGTACAGCGAGAACACTCGACAACATACTCATCAACCCAATAAGCACCATACCCCAGATCACGGCGTGCTTGAATCGGCGACTAAGGCCGATCACCTCTGCTACATCCCTCGTCATGTGTGTCCTTGCGATGTCGTGAAGTCTTCAGGTCGGCATATGCCATCAGGGAGGTGACGATGACAAGGTACGCCAGTGCACTATCTCGAATATCCCAGTGCGTCAGGTATCCGAAAAGAATGAACAGTGCAGTTGTCGCAAATACGCCGAGCCCGAGGAGAAGAACGTGCCACCATTTATCTAGGTGCCGCCTTCCTCGC